TAGGTTGTGGTGCGGGTTTGGGTTCCGGTGTTGAGGAGTCTACCTATTTGGCAGTCATTAAACTCACACTCATGGTGATGATGAATTGTCCAGCGGTGTCGGTAGTCGTACCATTCGCTTTGTACAAGAGCCAAAATTGGTCTAGCGTGGATTCCTGAAATTCCTTCCCATTAATTGCCTCTGACCTGAAGATTTTTGAGGCGGTCCTACTGATGGTGAAGGAATTAATGTAGCTAGCCAAGGCTGATTGTTTGCACGCGGTGTCGAGTTCAACAAAGATAGCGCCGGCCGTAGTGGCGGACGCGTGTGACTTAAACTCAACACGGATACTTGTGATCTTGTAACGGTGGTAGGACTTAAGTATTCCGTCTGAAAGCGCTGGGCATTGCGATAGACTGGGACCGAATTTGATTGTCCCGGAAGAGTTGGCTTTAAGGTTGTCGACTGAGAATACGAATACCTCAGACCCGCCTGTTGGTCTAAGTACAGAACTTGGCCTTCTTCTTCCTGTGCGTCGACCAGTTCGTCGTCTGGGTCCTGCTCGATTGGGTTGGACCACAACCATTGTCCGAACTGCTCTACGGCGCCGCCGTTGGGTTCTGTTGCCATTTGCGTTCCGGTTATTTCTACGGCCTATAGAATTCATTAACTACTTCTCTAGTAGTATCGGAGGTTTTAGTATAAACAAGGTACGCTACTGCTAATGTACAGGGGATAGCAAAGATAAATCCTAGTCCGAACCCTGCTAGTAACTGGTACTCTATTGTGTCTTTGGGGGCGTTTTCTCTGGGATAGAGAGGAGTGCTGATTGCATATGTGGAGTAGTCACCTTCACTCTCTGGAGTTGGGCACTGACCGTGAGATTGTCGTAGTACCTCTCGACAATTTGTTGTATCCTCGGGTCAACTCCGTGTGATTCCCAGTAGCTCATTCTGGTTCCTAAGGTAATTGGCTCAGGTTTGTGGGCACGTCTACCCATGAGCCTTTCCTCTGTACCGTAGGAAATGACGTTTTTAATGTACGCCTCTGACACTTTCTTGTACCCGCTGCTTCTATACAAACATTTGTAGAAACTTTCAAGCACGGGTACCCCAGCATTTAGCACAAGCCCACACTGAGCCACGGCCGACATGTAGGATTTAACATCCTCTGGGCCAAGCATGCTCAACAAAGTGTGGCTGTCTTTGGATATACAGTCTGGTCGCCTAACCATCCGGTATTTGCCATTCACGCAGACGGGCTTTGATTGGCAGAACTCAAGCTCTTCAAGCTTGTAAACAGGTGCTTCGGTGACCATGTTGAATCCGTATCTGAGGAAGTGCTGGTGCATGCCAGCGAATTTTTCCTCATCGACACGTTCACAAATAATAACACAATCATCACCGTTGTTGCAAAGTTCTGCCTTAACACCTAGTTCTTTGAAATATGCGTGCATCATGCCGCACATTATAAGTTTGTTGCCCATACTAGTGTTAATGTCGCCAGACATCCTGTGTCCCCTGACTTTGAATCTAAGCATCTTGTCCTCAACGAACATCTTGACATTATTTACAAGCTGATGTTCGAGTGATAGTGAGAGGTCTGGACAATTGAAGATTCCATTGTATATGCTATGTTCCCACTTAAGAGCCGATTCTGACACGTGCTGGTCAAAACGGCTGGCATCAACGCCTATCGCTACAGGGTCAGAGAATTTGCCCCATTTGCGGGCAATAATTCTACCTTGTGTAAATGAATCGTAGCCAGATAGGACAGTGGGGGATCCGAACACGCCATCAATAGCGTGCATGATCTTCTTTTCATTAAACTTGAGTCGGGTTCCAAGGATGATGTTGTATCTCTTACTGCGTGGGCAAATCAACCGAGGGGCAATGGGTTTGGTCATCCAGTGCTTTTCTTTCTTCAGAAAAGCTTGCACATATGAGTCTTTGACGTTGTAGGGTACAGTTTTGAGCGACTCAATGGCTTTGAAGTACATTGACCTTTTTGCGGCACTATAGCTGAGTGCGAGCTGCTGTGGGCTATAGATTTTACAGAATCCACTTCTCTTGACAACATCCTCGGAGAAATATTGCATTGTCTCCTCGAAGATGTTGTATTCTGGAATAGGTGGGTATTCTGCAATGTCACCTTTCCCAACAGTGAAGACTCGTCGCTCCACCGCGACCATTGCATTATGTAGGCTAGCATTGGGGGCTTGGAAAACTAAACCTAAATTAGTCTGCGATAAATATCTAATTACACTAGACTGTTTCCTAATGCGGGCTCCGTCTGTGACCGAGATGTTGGGTAGTCCGAGTATGGAAAATGGACTTTCAAACCCAACCTCGGAACAGAGCCCATCTAAAAACCCTCAGCATCAAGGACGCTCATCTCCTCTCGCCTGGCGCGAGCGGCGGGTCCTTGTACAGCCATCTTTATGGATATGTCCTGCTGGCTGGGAAGCGGGACCATGATGGAGGCGCATTTGGTGAGGTAATTTCTGGACTGCACGTCCAGATCGTTTCTCTCACCAACATTGTCCATGTACCTGGCAATGGTGGCCATGGACAGTTCGTCTGCAGAGAGAGATGAATTTTTCATCTTAATGAATGTGCAGGCCCATCGGGCCGCCTTCTCTCTGTCCTCGGGGGAGTCTTTAATAGAGCGCACATCCACAAGGATGGGCTCCTCTTTTTTGACCTCTTTGCCGTCAACTTCCACAGTGACGGTCTTGGTCTTCCCCGAATCTTGTTTCGTGACGGATGTGAAGTCACGAAGTTCAGCTATATCTTCCATGGCGAACAATTGGTCTTTTATCTTATTGGCCACATCGTTGTTGGCCGCCATGGTCCTGGAGTGCTCCTTGACAAAATTGAGTCGGGCGGAGAGCTTGTTGTATTTATTAATGTATCCCTCCCCTTTCTCTTTAACATACTTTTCTAGGCACTTCTTGCCTGATTGCAGTTGTTTTTTTATGGAGATCTCCAGGCCCTCGCTTGCAGCTGCGAGGTCCTTCACTGTGGGCTTGTAGTCGAGGGGCGAATAGCAGGCCCCTGTGAGTTGGAAATATTTGGAGTAGGCCTCTTCTACTCCAATTTCAGCCCTTTGGGCGATGAGCAAGCCGAGTTTGGCTCTCGCCCTCTCTACATCCTCCTCCAAAGGGAGGAAGTCCTCTGCGAGCTCCTCTTCGAAGCTCTCTATGTCCCGCATGTGCCCGTAGCACATGTGGACAAAGGCGTCATGGGCTTTGAACT